AGTTGCAGGCCATTGTGGACAAAGCGAAAAACGAAAACAACCGGGGCCTGACCTCCGAAGAGCGTGAGAAGTTTCACGCGCTCGAAACCGAATACACGGCCCTCGAAGACAGCATCAAGGCCGCCGAAAAGGCGACCTCCATTGTGGACGCGCTGGCCGCCGCGCCGGGTGGCGTAAAGCCCACGGAAGTCCAGGTGGAAGAGCTCCAGGACACCATGCGGATCACCGGCAAGGCCCGCGCCGAGCGCATGAAGGACGCCGCTTACCGGGCGTTCTCGAAATGGCTGCGGCATGGGCTGGCCGCGCTCGACTCCGAGGAGCGGATTCACATGCGGATCGATAACGATCCCAGGATTCGCGCTCAGCAGACGCTCACCACCACGGGCGGCGGCTACCTGATCCCTACCGGATTTTCCGACATGCTCGAAGAGGCCAAGAAATGGTTCGGTGGGATCGAAGGCGTGGTGGAGAAGTTCACCACGGAAAGCGGCGCTCCCTTTCCCTGGCCGACCGTAAACGACACGACGAATCGTGGGCGCATCATCGGCGTGAATGTGCAGGTGACCGAAACGGACTTCGCGTTCAACTCGGTCACGTTCAACGCCTACATCGGATCGAGCGACCTGATTCTGATCCCGCTCGCTCTGATGCAGGATGCCTTCTTCGATATGGACGCCCTGACCGCGCGCCTGCTCGGTACCCGTCTCGGCCGTCTTTACAACTGGAAGTGCACGCTCGGCACCGGTTCCTCCGAGCCCTATGGCATCGTTCCCGCGGCCTATGCCGCCGGGGGAACCTATCAGTTCGCCAGCGCGAGCGGCGCCGGCGTCACGGCCCCTGCCTATGCGGACCTGGTGGAGCTGGAGCACACCGTCAATCCGTCGTACCGGTTCAACCCGGCCACCCGCTGGATGTTCAGCGATCTGGTGCTGAAATCCCTCAAGAAGATGGTGGATAGCGTGAACCGGCCGCTATGGCAGCCGGGGCTTTCGGCCAGCTTCCGCGACGGCGCCGCGGTGGATCTGATCGCGGCCAAGCCGCTCATCCTCGATCACCCCTATGTCATCAACCAGGACATGGCGACGCCGGCCGCCAGCGCCAAGTCCGTGCTCTTCGGCGATATGAGCACCTTCAAGGTGCGTGAAGTGGCCGGAGGGACGACGGTCATGCGGCTGGTCGAGCGCTACGCCGATTACCTCCAGGTCGGTTTCATCGCCTTCCAGCGTTTCGACTCCCAACTCATCGATGCCGGCACGCACCCGGTAGCCGTCGGCGTCAACGCCGCGAGCTAAGCGGACACCGGATTCTCCCATCTGCAGCGTGCGGCCCGATATCCTCCAGGGGCCGCACGCCTTTTTTGAAAGACAACGGTCAGCCGACTGTCTTATGCGCGAGTCGCTTCACATACACCACATCTGCCCGAGGCACCACCTGGGATATGAGGATAATTCCCCAGATAATCTAACCCCTCTAATTTCGGTGAGGCTTCACGCAGAATTGCATCATGATCTATATCGAAAATTCGGGAAAATTGGCGATCTTATTGCGTGGAGGATGCTCTCCGGTCAATCACTGAAGGGAATTGCTCCGTGGAACAAAGGCAAGACTGGCGTGTACTCGAAAGAGATGCTGGCAGGCATCGCCAAAAGCAGGACGGGCAGACTCCATTCGATGGAAACGCGCACGAAAATGGCCTGTTCACAAAAGGGCAAAAATACATGGAGCAAGGGGCGGCGGCTATCCGAAGAGCATCGAAAACAAATTGCAGCCGCGCGCGCAAGGCGCAATCCCCTGAATCCCCGCGCCAAACGTAAATTCCTAGAAGTCGGAGCGCTCTACCGATTCAAGTCCGGCCACATCCCTTGGAATAAGAGGATCGGAGGGTAATTTTACGGCTCTAATCTGTACAGCCCCGCCGCTCGTTGAACCGGTCTCGATGCAAGAGCTGAAGGACATGCTCCGCATGGACCAGGGCGATGCCTCCCAGGACGACGTCCTGACGACGCTCGAAGTAGCGGCGCGGGCGTGGTGCGAAACACTCACACAGCGCCGCTTCGTTCAGCAGACCTGGGCGCTGATGATGGATTTCTTCCCCGGTTACATCGACATGAAGCTGGCCGGCCAGAAGGTGTCGTCTCCCTTCGTCTCCGGATCGAACGCCGTGCTGGTGGGCATTCGTTACGCAATCCTGCTTCCGTATCCGCCCGTGCAGAACCTGGTCGCATTCGTTTACCAGGATGCCAACGGCGCCGTTGCGGACATGACGAACGGGTATCCAGACGCCCCGGCAGAATGGAACTTCGTCTTGGATCTGCAATCACAGCCGGCGCGCCTCACGCCGCTGTTCGGCCAAATGTGGCCCGTGGCTCGCGTGGTCGTCAATGCCGTGCAAGTGAACTACGAGGTCGGCTACGCCACGCCGATGGCAGTGACCACAACAAGCGGCGCCGACGCCCTCGCGGGCGGTTCCTTCACTCAATCGAACGTCGGCCAGCCGATCTCGATCCCAGGGGCTGGCGTACTTGGAGGGTGCCTGAACACGGTAATAGCCTCGGTCGACGATGCCGGCGCGGCGACGATGCGCGATCCAGCATTGACCGGCGGGGACGCGACCGCGCTCCTGGTCACCAATGGTACGCCGGGGCATTGGGAGTTGCTCAAGCTCGCCATCAAGGTCTTGGTGAACGCCTGGTACGTGAACCGCGTTCCCAGTTTCGATGCCAAGGCGCGCGATTGTGTGAAAGCGGTCTTGGGTCCGGTCATGGATTTGAGGCTTTGAATGTCGCTCGGCTCCGATTGGCCCACCGTTGATCCTGGACGGTTCCGGCATCAGATCACTCTCCTGGAGCAGGTCTCCGGGTCGGATGCGTCGGGCGCAAAGGTGGACTACAAGGCGGATGATATCCCCGTGACGGCGTGGGCCGATTTTGAGTACCTCCGGGGAACCGACATCATCAAAGCCGGCCAAGACATCTCGCAGGTGTACGTCAAGGTCACCATGTGGTTTCGGCCGGAGTTCACAGCGAACAAGCGAATTCAGACCTCGGACGGCGCGCAATTCGTGATTCAGGCTGTGGAGAACGTGAGGCGGATGAACATCTACGCCGTGTTGATGTGCCTCGGGATCGGGCCGAATAACTGAAGGCGACAAGGTGAAGGAAGTTCTTCTAATCAATCCGCGGTCCGAGTTCCTCGCGGAGCCGGCCTTCGTGCCTCCCCTGGGCTTGCTCTATTTGGGAGCCGCGCTCGAGGCGCACGGGTTCCGCGTGCGGGTGGCTGATCTGAACTTGCCCGGTGAGACGCTCGATGGATATAACCCATCATTGATCGGAGTGACCTGCGTCACGGCCCAGTTTGTGGCGGTGCGATCTCTGGTCTCACGATGCCGGTCTCTCTATCCGGGCGTACGGGTGGCGGTTGGAGGGCCACACCTCTCGGTGCGCAGGGATGCGGAGCGCCTGGGCGCGGATGTTGGCGTCGCCGGCGACGGAGAGGAAACGATCATCGCTTTGGCTGTTGGGAATGGCGAGGGCCGCGGGCCCGTGGACGTCGACCGGTACCCGATTCCCGCACGTCATTTGGTGCCGATCGCGGATTATTCGTGCGCGGTGGACGGAGAAGCCGCAACTTCGCTTGTCTCGCAACGGGGCTGCCCGTTCGCGTGTGCTTTCTGCTCGCGATGGGCCAGCACGCGCAAGGTGCGCGCGCGGCTGGTCGACAACGTCATCGAGGAGATCGGCCAGTTGAAGGATATGGGTTTCGGCTCCCTGGTCTTCCATGACGATGAGATGAATTTATTGAACGGCCGTTTGCTCAACCTCTGCCGGCGAATGGCTCCGCTCCGCATGCGGTTCAAGGCCAACGCGCGGGCGGACCTGTTGACGCGCGAGCAGGCCGAGGCCTTCGCCGCGGCTGGCTGCTCATGGCTGTGTTTCGGCGTAGAGAGTGGATCAGCGGAGATCCTGCATAGAGTTTCCAAGGGGACGACTCCTGGGGTCAATGCGCGCGCCCGACGGCTATGCCGCGAGTTGGGAATCAAATTCAAGGCGTTCACCATCATCGGTCTGCCGGGGGAGACTCGCGAGACCGTCGAGGAGACGCGGCGCTGGTTAATCGAAAACGAAGTGGACGATCTGACCGTTACGATGCTGGTTCCATATCCCGGCAGCGCGATCCACGAGCACCCGGAACGATTCGACGTAGAGTTCGAACTCGATTACGAGCGGCGCGGCGTTCCTTTCCGCGGCGCGGCCGGCCTTCAGTTGCCACACACCACACGAACGGCCGCCCTTGGCGCAGGCGAGCTGGCCGAGTTGCCCGAGATCATCGAAGCATCGGTGCGCCGCGAGTTGGGTTTATCGCGCCGCACGTCCGGCGAGGAGGTCGCGGCTTGAGAGCGTTGGCCATAATGCCCGTTCGGAACGAGGCGGATATTTTGCCCTGGACCGTCCAGCACCTCGTTGACCAGGGCGTCGAGGTGTACGTCATTGACAATTGGAGCACGGACGGCAGTTGGGAAATGCTTTCCTGGCTGCCGATCAGCGGGCGGGAGCGGTTTCCCTCGAGTGGCCCCGAGGACCGCTATAACTGCCTCTCCATGCTACGCCGCATCGACGAGGTGGCCGCGGCCTCCAAGGCCGATTGGTGCATCTTCCATGATGCCGATGAGATTCGGCGCAGTCCGCGGCCAGGCGAAACGATAGTCCGCGGCCTTCAGCGGGTAGAAGCCGAAGGCTACAACGCGGTCAACCACAATCTGTATTTGTTCAGGCCGATTGACGACGATTATGTCGGCGACCCGGAGAGACACTTTTCCTATTACACCAGGGCGCATGTCGACTGCGGGCTGAACCACATCAAGGCATGGAAGAACGCCGGCAGGTTGACCGGTCTGGGAACGCGGGCGGCCGGCGGAGGCCACGCCTTTGGCTTTCCGGGGATGAAAGTCCATCCCCAAAAGTGGGTCCTAAAACACTACCCGATTCGCGGGCAGCGGCACGGCACCCGCAAGATGGCCGAGCGTCTGAATCGGTGGAACGCAGAGGAGCGGTCCTGGGGATGGCATGTCCAGTACGAGGGGTTGTCGGCTGGCTCTAACTTCCTCGAGGATCCGAACACCCTCCAGTGCTGGGAGGATAACCTGCCGCGCGTGACCATCGTCACCCTCTCGCGTTTCAAGGACGTGTTTTTGCGGCTGCACGAATCCGTCAACCACTACGCCGCCACATTCCCGCGCCTGATGGTATCGGATGGCGACTGGGTGTCGCCTTCTCCCTGGACGGTGGTGCGTGGTAAGCGTCCGTTCGTTTTCGCGCGCAACTGGAACATCGCCATCGAAGCCACCGATTCGGATTCGGACGTACTGTTTACCAATGACGATGTGATTTTCAGTCAGCCAGGCACCGTCGACGAGCTGCGCCGAGCGGCGTACTCCAAAACAAATATAGGAATCGTCTCTCCACAGGTTGTCGGAAGCGTAGCGAACCCATTGCAGGTCTCCGGATGCAGGCTCCGCGAGGTCACGCTGGCCCAGCATGAGCTTGCATTCGTCTGTGTCTATATCAAGCGTGCGGTATTGAGCGCGGTTGGCGAAATGGACGAGAGATTTACGGGCTACGGTTCCGATGATTTCGATTTCTGCCGGAGGGCCCAGCAGGCGGGGTTTACGCTCGCGGTCACGCCAAAGGCCACGGTGATCCACGGGCATGAAAGTGGCACAGGCTCGACGTCGTACCGCCGGATCATGTCCGATTCCGACTGGCGCGCGTCAATGGCCGATATGAATCGGGTGCTGGAACAGAAATGGGCCTGACGCTCATCACGCCGACCGGGGGCAGGCCCGAGGCGTTCTCCCTGTGCGAACGGTGGATAGCGCGCCAGACCTATCGCGGAGAGGTTCAGTGGATCGTGGTGGACGACTGCGAAAGATCCACGCCTCTGACGATGGGACAGGTCTCCGTACGTCCGCAACCTTTCTGGCGATTCGGGGAAAATTCACAGCACCGAAACATTCTTGCGGCGCTGCCCTTAGTTCAGTTCGACAAGGTGCTCATCATCGAAGATGACGACTGGTACGCACCGACTTACTTAGAGACGATGGCACGACGGCTGGACACCGCCCCGCTTGTGGGCGAGTATCCCGGCCGGTATTACAACGTCCGGTCTCGCATGTGGATGGACTGCGGAAACGACAAGCATGCCTCGCTGTTTCAGACGGGGATTTGCGCCAAATTTCTGCCGTTGCTGAAGGAAGTCTGCGAATCCGGCGCGTTGATTGATGTGGCGCTCTGGGGAACGGCCGCCGAAAAGCAATTGTTCGGTGGCAATGAGACGGTGGGTATAAAGGGCCTCCCGGGTCGACCCGGGCAGGGTTGGCCCCACCGGCATGGCGGAGAATTGATGACGCCGGACCCAGACCTCGATCTCTTGCGTTCGTGGATCGGAGAGGATGCCTGCGCCTATCGGGAGTTTTTCAATGTGCCGCTCGTGTCCTGCATCTGCCCCACTACCGAGCGGCGCCGGGAATGGCTGCCGCGCGCCATCGATAGCTTTCAGCAGCAGAGCTGGCCCAACAAGGAAATGTGGATCATTTCCGAGGATGAGTCCGTGGGGCTGATCCCAGTTGGCGACCCGCAAGTCCTCTTTCATTTTGAAGCTCGGCGCGGGTTGACCCTCGGCGAAAAGCGAAATCTGTGCTGCGAGCAAAGTCGCGGCGAGATAATCTGCCACTTCGA